GAATTGATTCTATTGGTATCGTAACTGGAGGGACAAACTATCAAGTTGGTGATCAAATTGTTTTTGATAATACTGGAACTGGTGGTTTTGGCATTTCGGCAGAAGTTTCTTTCCTTGAAGGAAAAGAAGTAAACAATGTTGGAATTGCAACTTCTGTAATTGAAGGAGTTCAAATGATTCCCGTATCTAATGGAAAGCAGTTCATTGGATATACAACTAATCCACATACTTACAATAATAATGACTTGGTAAGTTTTACATCAACTGGAATTAGCACCAGTGGAAAAATAAAAGTAGTTATTAATGAGTTGTTATTATCTACTGGAGTTGGTTCTACAGGATATACCGGAATTGTAACATACTTCAATGTAAATGGCAATTTGAATGTTGTAAAAGAAAACGACATATACCAAATTCTTGGAGAACAAGTAAAAATTCTTAACGTAGATACTCTCTCATCAAGAGTTAGAGTTTTACGCAGTTATAATCAAACGCAAGGTATGACAACAATTGCTGCTGGAGTAGCAATTACCGAAAGAACCAGACGATTTGAATTGGCATTTGGAATTTCGACTTCTACATTTAATTTACAATTAAACAAGCAAATATATTTTGATCCTAAAGAAACTGTTGGATTGGGAACAATTGCTGGTCCTGGAATAGGATATAGTTTAAGTTTTACAAATCCTGGAGCTGGAATAACTCAAATTAATATTCCAACCAGAGCTTTATGGATACCAAAACATGGTTTGGAAACTGGAACAGAATTGATATATGCTGACAATGGTGGAACTGCAGTTTCAATATCTACAGATGGAGTATCAAGTTATCAACTTTCAAATAATTCTTCCGTTTATGTTGCAAGACTTGGAGATAATTTAATTGGTATATCAACAATTAAAGTTGGACTTGGAACTACCGGTTCTTTTGTGGGAATTGCAACAACTGCTTCTTTACTTTATTTCACAAATGTTGGAACTGGAAACTCTCATAGTTTTACTACAAACTATCAAAATACTTTAAAAGGAACAACGACTAGAAATTTAGTCACAGTTTCTCTTGCTGCAACTCATGGACTTGAAATAGGAGATTCTGTTAAAGTTTCAGTTCTTCCTGGAGTTGTAACAAGTTTATATTCTGGAACCTATGAGATTGTTTCTACATCATCTACTCAATTTGCATATACAATTTTAAGTTATCCAGAGGCATCAAGTTATTCATCCTCCAATGGGGAATTGAAATATCAAACTACATCCGGAACTGCTTATGGTCCAATTCATCAAACAAAATTAAAATCAAAAGGTTTATCATATAGAACTCTTCCATATATTAAATCAATAACAACAGGTATTGGAACAAATGCAGTTTTAGTTCCATATGGCACTGGTATTGGGTCTATTAATAGAGTTGAAATTCAAGATATTGGATTTGACTATCCTTCAGATTTAAGTTTAAGGCCAACAGCAAAAATTCCAGAAATTTTAGAAGTAAACAATTTATTTTCAATTAAATCCATAGGAGTTACTTCAGTTGGAAGAAACTATATTGTAGCACCAGACTTAATTGTTATTGATCGTTTAACAAGAGAAATTGATCAAGGTGTTGATTTAGAATATAATCTTGGAGATACTCAAGTTTCTATTCTAAAAAATTCAAGATCTGTCAATAAAGAAACTTCAATAGTTTTTCCAATAAACAATAGTAATGGTGTTGGAATCAGTACGATTAGATTTATTTCTGCAAGTAAAGATGTTGTCGTAACACTTGGATCCAGTTTTAGTAATGTCGCAGATTTCCCCTTTGCAATTGGAGATAAAATTTTAATTGAAAATATTAGTGTTGGTATTGGATCGACTGCCAAAGGATATAATTCAGAAGCCTATGGATATGAGTCCTTTACAATTGTCAATATAGATCCAAATATTGGTGGAATTGGAGCAACGGTTTCCTATAACTTAACTGGAAGACTATCTTTAACAGAAATTCCAGGAAACTATGATCCAATTAATTCTGCAGGAAGAATAATTGCGGAAAGAGATCTTCCATCATTTTCAATTGAGTATCAAAGAAATGAATTTTTTGATGGAGAAAATGTATTTTCACAATCATCCAGTGGAGTTATAGAAAATTGGGATGAAAATAATAATACCGTAAGAGTCTCTACAAATCAAGGATTTGTGCAAGGTGATACTTTAGTCGGTGAATCTTCTAAAACTGAGGCCGTAATTAATCGAGTAATTAGTTTTGATTCAATCTATAATGTCAAATCAAATTCAATAGTTAAAAAAGGTTGGCAACAGCAAACCGGATTTTTAAATAATGATCTTCAAAAAATTGCAGATAATGATTACTATCAATATTTTTCATATTCTATCAAAACAAATACTCCATTTAGTGACTGGGATGATGTAGTAGATGATTTAAATCACCCCGCAGGATTTAAAAAATTTGCAGATCTTCAAGTTGTATCTTCTCCAGATTCAATTGGAATTGGAACAACCGCAGAAATGGAAATTGCCACTTTGGCCGAATTGGATTCTACAATCGATACTCACTGTATATCAGATTTTGATCTTGTAACAGAAAATAATATTTTTGTTAGTAATAGATTTGCCTCAAATCAAATTAACTTCAATTCAGCGATTCTACAAGATTATTTTGAGTCGGTTGGAAATAGGGTTCTTAATATTGATGATCTTTCTCCACAATTTAATAGTAATCCTAGATCAACTCCGTTTTCAACGATTGACGCATTTACATTATCCGATAATCGTTATAGAAAATATATTACATTTGTAAGAGATTTAGTTTTACCAGAACAAAATCAAGTACTATTGACATCATTACTTCACGACAATAATTTTGGTTATTTGAATCAATATGGAAAAATTTTCAATCAAGATGATTTGGGAACCTTTGATTTTAGTATCGCTGGTACTGAAGGAGCTTTAGTATTTTATCCAGTTTTTACAGAAGAAAATAATTATGATATTTCATTTTCAAGTATTAATGTTTCCGATGTTGTTACATCTACTGGAGAGTATAACCTTGGAAATATTGTCAATATTAAATCTTCAACTGTAACGATTCCTGTTGGTGTTAGCACTGCAACTACAATTGTTGGAATTGCATCTACGTATAGGGCTTCTAAAGTTTATGTTGTAATTGGAGCAACAGATGGTTCTTTCTATGAAGTCGATGAAATTAGCGTTCTCCATAATGGAACTGATGTAGAGTTCTTAGAATATGGGCAGTTAACAACTGGTAACTTATCTTCTTTCAGTTCACCAGGAATTGGAACATACAATGCGTATTTGTCTGGATCCAATTTAAACATTGATTTAACTCCAGATGTTGGATTATCTACAGCACACTTTGTAAATACTGTTCGCGTTTCAATTGCAAATTCATCTGCAGTTGGAGTGGGAACAACTGTCATGTATGATAGTTTCCTTACCTCAACATTGACAAGTATTGCTTCATCAACAGCACCAGGAGTTTCTACGGTTTCTGAATTTTCATTAACTGGAGATGCTGCATACTATATTGCAGTTGTTGAGGACTTGACAAATCAACAATATCAAATGTCTGAGTTAGTTTCTCTTAAAAATCAATCAAATGCTTATGTGTCAGAATTTGGATTTGTACAAACAGACGGAGATCTTGGAAGTTTTACAATTGAAAGAGTTGGAGATAACACCCGACTACACTTTACCCCAAATGCAAACATTGAAGCACAAGTAAGAGTCTTCCAGCAGTCGGTTCATTCATCTGAAGGAAATAATTTTACCAGAGAAATATCATTGAATAATGCATCGATTGCTGCTGGAAATGGATCTTATGAAGGAACTTTAGTTTCCACGAAAAAAGAATTTAATCTTACAAGCAATCAACTCCCAATTTTTGAAAGATATGCATTAGGATCTGATTCTAGTATTGTTGATTTAAGTTTAAACGCAGTTAAAATTCCTGGACATTTCTTTGTAACTGGAGAAGAAATTTCTTATGAATATACTTCATCAGACACAACCTCAATTAATGCTATTGGAATCGCAACCACTTCCGTTGGTGTAGGAACAACCGATAAACTTCCAAGAACCATATATGCTGTCAAATCTGATAACTTATACGCAAAATTTGCAAAATCTGCAGCTGATGCTTTATCAACACCAGCAGTAACATTTGATATTACGAGTGTTGGAATTGGAACTTCACACGTCTTCAGATCTAAAAAACAAAATGCAAAAACTTTAATATCAATCGATAACGTTATTCAGTCTCCTATCGTATCTACAGCAGTTACAACGATAACTTCTAGTTTTGTTGGAGAAATAACCAATTTAGTGACATTATCTGGAATTACATCATTCTTTACCGGGGATATGATAAAAATTGGTAATGAAATTATGTTAATTGAAACTCTTGGATATGGATCTACAAATGTTGCAATTGTTCAACGAGGATGGTTGGGAACTGGAATTAGTACGCATAGCACTGGTAGTCTTATTACAAAACTGAACGGAAATTATAATATTGATAATAATACCATTTATTTCTCAACTGCTCCATATGGACAAGTTCCATTTACTAGTGTATCTGATAGAGGAGATGAACAAGATTATGTTGGATTGATTACTGGATCTACGTTTAGTGGAAGAGTTTTCTTAAAATCAGGTAATGTCAACTCAGTTGATGATACTTATTTTTATAATAAAGTTTTTGATGACATTTCTGGATCATTTAATGGTTCGAATAGTGTTTTTACATTAAAGTCTGAGGGATCCAATATTACTGGAATTAGCACATCAAATGCAATCGTCTTAGTAAATCAAATTTTCCAAGGTCCAGAAAGATCCACAGGATCAGTTTTAGTTTCTGGAAATTATGACCTTTCTGAGTCTGCTGGTATTACTTCAATTACTTTCACAGGAACTCAAACTCAATCTTATGATATTAATGCAACATCTTTACCAAGATCTGGTATTATTGTTTCAGTTGGATCTACTGCTGGATTTGGTTATCAACCACTAGTAAGTGCTGGAGGAACGGCCATTGTTTCTGTGGCTGGAACTATTCAATCTATTAGTATTGGAAATAGTGGTTCTGGATATAGATCAGGATCTCAACCAACGGTTCGAGTTGGAGTTATCACACAAAGTACAGGAACTCCAAATATTACTTATGTTGGTGTTGCATCAATTGGAACGTCTACAACAAATAAAGGTAGAATTGTGAGTATTGCAATTACAAACCCCGGTGTTGGATATACTTCATCAAATCCTCCATTAGTTGTTATTGATGCTCCATTATCATATAGTAATATTCCTTTAGTTTATAGTTCTTCATCTCCAACTGGATTTGGAAGTGGAGCAACCGTTGATATTGTCGTTGGCCAAGGATCAAGCGTAATCACTTTTGAAATTAAAAATACTGGATATTCTTATGGTCAAGGACAAATTCTTACTGTTGGAGTCGGAGGAACTGTAGGAATTCCTACAGATATTGCCCTAACATTCAGTGAGTTCCAAATTACTGTTGATAGAACTTTCACAGATAGTTTCTCTGGATTATCTATCGGAGATCTTCAAGTAATAGATCCTTTTGATTCGCTATTTGATGGTGAGACCACGGTGTTCCCACTAAAAATTAATGATACTTTAACTTCTATTAGAGCTAGAGTTGGTTCTGGAATTGATATTCAATCCACATTATTGGTTTTCATTAATGATATTTTACAAGTTCCTGGAAAGGGATATCTATTTTCTGGTGGAAGTTCGATAACTTTCCCAGAACCACCAAAACCAGAGGATACTTCAAAGATTCTTTTCTATAAAGGTAATGGTGAAGTTGATGTAACTTTTGTTGATATTATAGAACCAATTGAAGTTGGAGATGGACTGACTATAATTGGTGATACTATTGATCAAATTGAAAATGAAAGAATAGTATCTGAGATTCTTTCCAGCAATAACGCTAAGACAAATACTTATTTTAACCCAGGACTTAGTTTAAATCAAAGTCTAATTAGACCAGTTACGTTATGTTATCAAACTCAAGATAAAATTATTGATGGAGTTGAAATTGGAAAAAATAGAGTTCTTTACGAACCAGTTATTCAACCGACTACAAATATTATTCAAAGTGTTGGAGTTACTTCCTCTGTAATTTTTGTAGAGAGTGTCAAGACATTTTTTGATAGTGCTAATGAATATGCTTTTGCGAATACTGATCCAAAGAAAGTAATCATAACATCTCAAGATACTTTAGTGGCCGCTGCTGCAACCGCTGTCGTATCTGCTGCAGGTACAATTTCTTCAATTGTTATTAGTAATGGTGGAAAGGGATATTCTACCGCACCAGAAGTAACGATTTCAAATCCAGTCGGACTTGGAACTACATTTAGGGCTTCTGGATCAGCATCTATAACCAGCGGTATAGTAACTTCTATCAGTGTTGTAAATTCTGGTAGTGGATATACTTCAACAAATCCACCACAAGTTTTGATTGAATTTCCATCAGTAACTAGTGAATTGATTACAAATGTTGTATATTCGGGCGACTTTGGAGTTATTACTGGAATTAAAACAACATCAGTTGGAGTTGCTTCAACTGGAATTATTCTTGACTTGTTTATTCCTACAAACTCATTCTTAAGAGATTTAAATATTAATTCTGTCGGAATTGCAACTACTGGAGTGAGTGGAATTCAAACTGGTTACTATTTTAAAGTCTCCAACTCTAATGTTGGTAATGGTGTTACATCTCTGCGTCAAGATGGCACAGTAGTTGGATTTGGTAGTACATTTATTGATAATATTTACGAAGTAGCTGCAGTTTCTATTGCACAGACTGGAGTTCCTGGAATTGGACTTACTTATGTTGCTCAAGTAACTGTAAGTTTAACAAGTTATAATGGACTTTCTGGATTTGGATTTAGCAGTTTTTATGGTGAATATAGTTGGGGTAGAATTAGTCAATTAAATAGAACAGATCCAAAATCATTTATAGTTTACAATAATGGTCTTGCAGGAATTTCAACATCACCAACAGTTCAAAGATTACTTCCTCTGAAGTATCGAGATTACTCATCATAAATATATAAAAAACTTCAAAATGGCCGCTATTATAACAGACCAGTTTAGAATACTAAGTGCTAAGAATTTTGTTTCTGCAGCAAGTTCTACAGTTAACTCATATTATGTTTTTGTAGGTCTCCCAAATCCAACAGATTCTAGTTCAACTTGGGATACAAATCCACCTGCGCCAAAAGATAGTTTTGATGAAGAAAATGGTTATTGGGATACTGCCATAGCACTTAAAAAAATATCTCCAGAAAATATGAAACAGGTGGTGAGAAAAATAACCTGGAGTTCTGGAACAACTTATGATATGTATAGACATGATATAAGTAGAACCAATACTTCAAAACCCTCTGGAGTTACCAGTTTATACGCTGCAAATTTTTATGTTGTAAATAGTGATTTTCGTGTATATATTTGCCTCCAAAATGGAACTGACCCAGAAAATCCCGAAGGAAGACCATCTCTTGATGAACCAACTTTCACTGATTTAGAACCAAGATCCGCTGGAACAAGTGGTGATGGATATATCTGGAAATATCTGTATACAATCACTCCAAGCGATATTGTTAAATTTGATACTTCTAATTTTATTCCCGTTCCAAAGAATTGGGAAACCAATGACGAAGATTCTGCAGTTAGAAATAATGCTGCTACCAGTGGACAGTTAAAGATTGTCACTATTACAAATCGTGGAGTAGGAATTGGAACAGCAAACACAACATATACAAGAGTTCCTATAAAGGGTGATGGATCTGGAGCCGAAGCAACAATTGTTGTAAACAATAATTCAAAAATAGAATCAATTACTATTTCGAGTGGTGGTTCTGGTTATACTTTTGGAACAGTTGATTTAGTAACGGGAAATGTTCCTACCGGAACAACATCTCCCGTTTTCGATGTCATTATTCCCCCAAAAGGTGGACATGGTGCAAACATTTATAGAGAACTTGGAGCAAATAGAGTTTGTCTTTACACAAGAATTGAAAATGATACCCAAAATCCAGATTTTATAACTGGTAACCAAATTGCTAGAGTTGGTGTTATAGAAAATCCTTTGGCATACAGTTCAAGTTCTATTTTGACTGAAGATAAAGCAAGTGCAGTATATGCTTTAAAACTTGTTGGAACAGGTTATAGTACAGCAACATTTGTTGCCGACAGTTTAGTTTCTCAAACTATTGGAGTTGGTTCCACGGCTGTAGGTAAAGTTGTGTCTTATGATCAGACTACAGGTGTTCTTAAGTATTGGCAGGATAGAACTTTATCTGGATTCAATACAGATGGAACAAAAGATACAACTCCAATCTATGGATTTGGTCTGAATAGATTTACATCCTCTGTGGGAGCAAGCGGCACAACTATTGTTCAGGGAGGAAGTGTTAATTTAACAATTGACACCAATTTTACTGGTCTCACTACCACAATAAATAGTAGGACATATTATTTTGGTCAAACTTTTACAAATGGAGTTTCAAATCCAGAAGTTCAAAAATATTCTGGAAATATTATCCATGTAGATAATAGACCTTCTGTAACAAGATCATCTAGTCAAAAAGAAGATATCAAGGTAATTTTGCAGTTCTAAGAAATCATGCCAGAGTCAACTAATCTTAACGTTTCTCCATATTTTGATGATTTTGATTCTACAAAGAATTATCATAAGGTTTTGTTTAAACCTGGATATCCAGTTCAGGCTAGAGAATTAACCACGCTTCAATCTATTCTTCAAGATCAGATTGAAAAATTTGGTAATCATGTTTTTAAAGAAGGATCTGTAGTAATTCCGGGTCAATTGAGTTATAGTAATGAGTTTAGATTTGTTAAAATCGAAAATTCATATCTTGGAGTAGATGTTAGTGTTTATATCAATGATCTTGTTGGCAAAAAAATTACTGGCGACGAATCAAAAGTAGAAGCTCAGATTGTATACGTTTTAACACAAAATGAATTGGGAAATGAATATACTACCTTGTATGTAAATTATTTGGCTTCTGGTTTGAACGACCAGAATACATTTTCTGACAATGAAAAACTGACTTTAAATTCTGCATATACAGAAAATTCTGTAATAATCCAAAGTGGAGAAGGTTTTGCAAATACAACTTCCAATGCCACAGGAAATGGATCAGCCGCAGTTCTTAATAATGGAGTTTATTTTTTAAGAGGGTATTTTGTTGAGGTATCTGATCAGACTTTAATTTTAGATCCATATTCAAATATCACAAGTTGTAAAGTTGGATTTGATGTAATTGAAGAGACTGTTACATCAGATGAAGATGATACCTTAAATGATAATGCACAAGGATTTTCAAATTATGCAGCTCCAGGAGCGGATAGATTTAAAGTATCAGCCTTATTAAGTAAGAAAGAAATAACTGATACAACTGCAGATAATTTTGTAGGATTATTGGAAATAAGAAATGGCGAATTAATTAAAAATACTACAACAACTTCCCAATATAATATTCTTGCAACGGAACTTGCAAGAAGAACATCAGATGAATCTGGGGATTATTATGTAAGACCTTTTGATGTAACTGCAAAGGAAACTTTAAATGATAATCTGGGAAATGGTGGAATTTTTCAAGAAAATTCGCTAACGTATAATAACAATACACCAAGAGAAAGTTTAGCAACATATAAAATTGGCGCTGGAAAAGCATTCGTTAAAGGATATGAAGTTGAGTCTTTATCTGCAAACTTCTTGGATTTTGAAAAACCAAGATCAACCAAGAGTGTTACTGATGCAAGCATTGCATATGTAACTGGTCCTACGTTTGCGGTAAACAGGGCAACTGGAGCTCCAAATTTAAATCTTGGAAGTCCATTTATTGTATCTTTAAGAGACTCTAGAGTTGGTGTTGCATCTTCTGCTCTTTCAGGAAAAGAAATTGGTCTTGCAAGAGTTTATGATTATGCATTAGAATCTGGTTCTTATAATACTTCCAATTTAAACCTCAATCAGTGGGATATTGCGTTATTTGATATAGAAACTTATACTGAAATTACACTCAATCAAAATGTAACCCTTACGACTCCTATTCATATCAAAGGTAAAGCAAGTGGCGCAACGGGATATCTGAGATTTGATGTTAACAATGCAGGAATTATTACTGCTTATGGAGTAAAGGGTTCTTTTGCAGCAAATGAAAAATTCATTTTCAATGGAGTGGAGGGAACAAGTAGGGTATCAACAGCAATAACTGAGTATTCAATTCAAGATGTTGAGTCTCTCTCAAACGTTAGCACTTCAACTACTTCATTTACTGCAGATATTGTTCCAATAATAACTTATAATGTTGGACTTGCTTCAATCACCGCAAGATCTACAACAGGTATTAGTAGTATTAGTCTGGACAGAGCAGATAGTAATTTTGCGTTTACAAATAATGTAAAAATTGGAGGATTGGTTCAGTACACAATTTCTGGATCGACTGTTCCAACTTATAATAAAGTTTTAAGCGTATCTCAAAATTCTATTGTTGTAACTGGAGTTGCAACAGTAACAGGAATTTGTGAGGGTTCTCCTCCATCCACTACAAAAACTGTAAGTGACCTATCTATTCTTGGATCATCTTTTCAAACATCGGTAGACAATACATTATACACTAAATTACCTAAAAACTTCATACAATCAGTAGATCTCACAGAATCAAATTTAACTATTAAAAAAGAATTTGCAGTTACTATTACAAGTAATCAATCAAATACTCTGACCGCAGCGACAAATGAAACTTTCTTACCATTTGACGAAGAAAGATATGTATTAGTAAGATCCGATGGTTCTTTTGAAACTTTAAGAGCAGATAAGTTTACTTTTAATGCAACTTCTTCGGAATTAACACTTCGAGGCCTTGGTGCTAATGATAGTAGTGCAAGATTAATTGCAACATTAAGAAAAATCAATGTAAAATCTAAAGTTAAAAATAGAAATAGAATCAACACATTAATTGTAAATAAGTCAAAATATGATTATTCTGGAATTGGATCAACAACAATTAATGATGGATTGACCTATGGCACGTTCCCATTTGGAACAAGAGTACAAGACGAAGAAATTTGTCTGAATGTACCAGATGTAACAAAAATTTATGGGGTGTTTGAATCTACCACTACATCAGAAGCGAATTTATCTTCGGTTACCTTTAGTTCATTAACAGGTCCAACAAACAGAACTGGAGACCTATTAATTGGAGAAACTTTTATTGGTCAAACTTCTGGTGCGATAGCGATTTATACAACTAAAGTAAATGATTTGAAAATCAATTTTGTTTACTTAAATGATAAGTCTTTCCAAGAAAATGAAACTGTTTTATTTGATGAAACAGGAATTGAAGCTGCAGTTTCATCAATTACTTTATCTGATAAAAACATTACTGAAAACTATAAATTAGATTCTGCTCAGAAAAATACAATTTACGATTATTCGAGAATTGTAAGAGATCCTCTGACAAAGGAACCCGCAAAACAAATTAAGATTATTTTTGAGTCTGCGAGTTATGGATCATCTGATCTTGGAGATATTACTACAGTAAATTCTTATGACAACTTTGATTATTGTGATATAGCTCCCGTAGAAGGAAGAGTTGCAAACAGTGATATTTTAGATATTAGACCAAGAGTATCACAGTATTCCGTTTCTGCTGGGTCTCGTTCTCCTTTTGAATTTTTATCAAGAACTTTTTCAGAATCGCAAAATTCTGGGAGAAATATTCTTGCTTCCGATGAATCAATTCTTCTTTCTTTTAACCATTATTTGGGAAGAATTGATCGCATTTTCCTCACAAAAACTGGAGCACTTCAACTTGTTTCTGGAGATTCAGCAGAAACTCCAAGACCACCAAAAGCACTGGATGATGCACTTGAAATTGCGTCTGCAGTTCTTCCACCATATCTTTGCGATGTAAATAAGGCATCTATTCAACTTCTTAATCATAAGAGATATCAAATGAAAGATATCTCAAGACTTGAAGATAGAATTAAAAATCTGGAAACATATACAACTTTAAATCTTTTAGAAGCAAATACACAATCATTAAGTATTCGAGATGTAAATGGATTGGATAGATTTAAATCTGGATTTTTTGTTGATAATTTTAGAAATTTAAATACACAAAATACAACTACAAAAATTAAAAATTCAATTGACGCAACAAATCAAGAATTGAGACCATCTCCATATTGTACTGAAGTTGATCTTTTAATTGGATCAAAGTCACTAGTGGGAATTGGAGCTTCTGTGGATCCTACAGCAGACTCAAGATTTGTTACAGATTTAATTGGTAGTAATGTAAGAAGAACAGGACAGGTTATCACATTAGATTATACAGAAGCTCGTTTCTTATCTCAACCATATGCTACGAGAATTGAAAATGTAACTCCATATCTTGTAACCAATTACATTGGAAATATTGAGTTAACTCCATCATCTGATGTTTGGACTGATCAAGTTAGATTAGATCCAAGAATTATATCGCAAGATAATTTTACTGCAACTCAACAACAATTAGCTGCTGAAGGATTTGACCCACAAACAGGTCTTGGTCCAGTAAATTGGAATGCGTGGGAAACAACATGGTCAGGAACAGACACCACACAACGAGTAGAAGATTCTGGAGATG